CAGATAATTGTCGGATTAATAAACGGCATAACAAATGCGATACCTCAACTTGTGGGAATGTTGCCACAGATAATCACAAATATTGTTACAACCTTAACGAATAATCTGCCGTTGATTATTAGCGCAGGTATGCAATTATTAGTGGCATTATCAAACGGAATCATACAAGCTCTTCCTGATCTAATTGCACAGATGCCGACAATCATCACAAGCATTGTAAATTCTTTGCTTGATAGTATACCAATAATCATATCAACAGGCGTGACATTGCTCACATCGTTAATTAATAACATGGATTCAATTATTGAGGGCATTGTTGAGGCATTGCCGTCTCTCATTACAGGAATAATTGAGGGACTTATGGAACATCTGCCTGAAATCATCCAAGCAGGAATTGATTTGCTCGTTGCTCTGGTAACAAATATCGATGATATTATCGGTGGCATTGTTGAGGCTATACCTGGCATCATAGATGCAATTGTTGACGGATTCCTTGAGGGCGTTTCATCAATGGCAGATGTAGGTCTGCAACTTGTTCAAGGTCTGTGGAATGGTATATCTGATGCAACAGACTGGCTCATCGGTAAAATCGGAGAGTTTACTGACGATGTACTCGATGCAATTTGCGACTTTTTCGGTATTGCATCTCCGTCAAAACTGATGCGTGACACCGTGGGCAAGAATCTCGCTCTCGGTATTGGTGTCGGATTCGAAAGTGAGATGGAAACTGTCGCAAAGCAGATGCAGGATTCAATCCCTACATCATTCGATGTTGATACATCGATAAATGCTAACGGAGGAATGACATCGCAAGAGAGTATGTTTGATTCAATGGTATCAGCTTTTAAAGAAGCGTTATCAGAGGTCAAAATAGAAATGAACGATGAGGAAATGGGCAAGTTCGTTGATGCAACAGTAACAGACCTTGTTTATTCATAGGAGGTGCAGGATGAATTATTGCATCCTTAACGGAAAGAAAAGCACTCTGATAAAAGGTTTACTCATCCAATCTCTGCCACCAATCTCAAAGCCTCTCATGAGGACTACAAAAGAGACGATTGACGGCAGAGATGGGGATATCATGAGGAATGTCGGTTATTCGGCATATGATAAGACCATGTCAATCGGTCTGTTCGGAGACTTTGACATCGATGAGGTTATAAAATTCTTTGATTCAGAGGGAAAGGTCGTTTTTTCAAACGAGCCTGATAAATTTTATTATTACAAAATTGCTAATCAGATAGATTTTGAAAAATTAATCAGATTCAGAACGGCAACCGTGACATTTCATTGTCAACCTTTTAAGTATTCTGCAATCGAGGATGATTTTTCGATATATAGAAATCAGTTATCATTCAAAAAATCATCGAGTACATTCAACGGAATAACTGTTAATTGCCAGAACGGTGTGATTTCAGTTAAGGGAACACCGACAGATATTACAGGATTTTATATTCCGATAACGCCGATGACACTTATCGGAGAGAATACGCTTTCTATTACCACGCAAGGAACAGGAGCAAATCTTTCACAGTTGAGAGTGATAGGGGATACGCCATCGGATGAGGATTCATTCGGTGGCACTTATGTTCAACTTGATTCGAGTGTGACATTGACAGATACATTGTCAGAATCAAAGACATTCAGATACATTTATTTGTTTATCGGTCGAGGCTCGGTTGATTTCACAATATCGGCGCAGATGAACAACGAAGATTTGACATCTTTTGATGTATTTAACCGGGGCAACATACAATCAAGACCGAGAATCACGTTGTATGGATCAGGAACAGTTAAATTAAGCATCAATAATGTTGAATTGTTCACTATAACTTTAAACGAGTACATCACAATTGATGGTGCAGAGATGAACGCATACAAGGGTGACGCTCTTGCAAATCGCTCTGTATCAGGAGATTATAAGAATCTGTTGTTGAATGTAGGCAATAATACAATTTCATGGGTGGGTAATGTCTCACAAATAGAGATTGAGAATGTATCGAGGTGGATATGAGAACAAATTTTAAGTACGAAAAAGAAAACATCACGATGATTAAGGGAGACACGGTCTCATTTAATGTTGAATTATTCGATGAGAACGGAAACGCCGTTGCAGTAGATACGGCGTTTTTTACTTGCAAGAAAATTGCAACAGGAAACGAGATAGAATTTCAGAAATCACTCGGAGCAGGAATAAGTCAGGTAGATATGTTGATGACGGTCAGAATTGCACCAGAAGATACATCCGAATTAAGCGCAGGGGAACACTATTATGATTTCCAAATCGGAATCGGAGACGATATCTTCACGATTAAGAACGGAATCCTCACAATTGAGCAGGATGTCACAGATTAAGGAGGGCAAATATGAGTTTGCAAAATTCAAAGCAAATTGAAAATGTTAAGGTATGCCTTGTTAAAGGCCAAGATGGTGTTGGTATTGCATCAGTTGAGAAAACAGGCTCAAGTGGAAATGTTGACACCTATACAATCACACTTGATGACAATAGAAAGTTTACTTTTACAGTTACCAACGGAGAGATGGGCGTTTGGACTGTTCCTGTTACCGTTGCCGTTGGTGGTACATCTGTGACGATTACTGATGTAAACATCAAGACAACATCAACACTTTTATTTTTTGCTGAAAACAGTAGTCATATCGATGTTCCATTTCTTTCAAAAACGATTACAACAGGACAGGCTGTGATTACATTTGATGCACTTGAAGAAGCGACATCTTTCAAAATATTAATCATGGATTAAGGAGGAAAAATAATGGCTTATTTATTAGCAGGCTCTGGTGGTGGAAAAGCAAAATCAAAAATTTATTGCAAATCTTATCTGATAACAGATGAGGGAAAAACGGTACAGGTTAAAGATATGACCGATACTGTTGTTGCAACAGGAGAGCTTGAAAATCAGGAGATATTATTCGAGGTGCCGTCAACTGACAAATACACGGTTGAGATGCTTGATTCAAATGATGATGTTGAGTATTCAACAGAGGTTATTTTAAACTATGGCACATTTGCAGAGGTAAAGCTCGGATGGACTACTACATCATTTAGTGGTGTTCAGCAGATACTTAATGCTCATAAGGAACTTGATTTGCTTGAGGTTGGAATGGATATGGATGAAACAATCCTGAAAACAGGCTCAATCCCTATGCAATGGAGCATCGGTGCAATCAATCAAGAGGGTGGTCATTCGGTATTCTTCGTTCCGAAATGGTGCTTACCTACAACAAGGCAGATGAACTCATCAGATACAAATGTGGGTGGATGGAATGTCACTCTGCTTCGTAGTTGGCTTAATAATGAGTTCCTTAATAATTATCTTCCTGATGATATTGCATCACTTGTTAAATCAAGAGATATTCAGATATCACAAGGAAATAAGAGTACAAGTTTGCAGACGGCATCAGATAAGATATGGTTGCCAAGAGAGTATGAGATATTCGGTGCAACTACTTATTCAGCAGGAACAGAGCATACAAGTGGAAATGCAGAACAGTTCGGAATCTTTGCAACGGCAGGAAATCGAATCAAGACAGCAGGAAAGAATGGGTCTGCGTGCAATTGGTGGGAGTGTTCTCCTAATGTTTCCAACGCCACGCACTTTTGCAATGTCGGCGCCTCTGGTAGTGCCGGCAACAACGGCGCATCCTCCTCTCGTGGTGTTTTGCCCTGCTTCCAGCTTACATCTGATTAAATCTGTAATATCGCACGAGCTTGTCTCGTGCAGAAAGAAAAAACATGAGTGTATTAAAAAGATTTCAAAGCAAAAGCGATGTAGAGTTTATGAACACGGCTCACGAATTGGAGAAATTCACAATATTAGCCGTGAAGCAAATACCTAAAACATATACATTCACTTTGAAAGTTCCATTATGTGAATCTGCGAGAAAAATCAATCAGTACATTCGATATGCGAATAGCATCTATCCTGTGCGAAACCGAGATGATTTTGAAACATTAAAAGAAATGCGAAGAAATTATCAGAGGTTAGCACGGATAGAATTAGAAAACTTTTTTGAATTATTAAGAATAACATCTGAAATAGTGCCATTAAAAAACCTTGAAACATGGGTCGGTTATGCCGTCAGAGAAATTGATTTATTGAAATCATGGGTAGAATCTGACAAATCAAGATATAAATAGGTCACATACTGTATCTGCGTGCAATTGGTGGGAGTGTTCTCCTAATGTTTCCAACGCCACGCACTTTTGCAATGTCAACACCTCTGGTAGTGCCAACAACAACAACGCATCCAACTCTAATGGTGTTTTGCCCTGATTCTGTTCTATTAGACCGAGTAAATTATGAAAGCCACATGACAGAATGGAAGGAGTATGTAACCTTTGGGAAACCATAAATAATTGCTTTCATGCCGACAACCGAACGCTTCTTGCATGGTCTTTATGATTTCATGGTTGTTCGGCTATATAGGGAGCATATTTTTGACGAGCGAAGAGAGACATCAAAGAAGATACGAGCGAAGAAAAGCAAAAAGAGAAGAGAAAAAGCGAATCAGAAATGAGGGACATTCTTTTAAAGAGGTATCATCCTTTGAGAATCTTGTTAAATCGTTTTATCAAGCGAGAAAAGGCGTTAATTGGAAAGCATCGGTGCAAAGATACGGATGTAATGTAATGAAGAACGCTTATCGTTATTCCTTAAAGATGAAGAACGGAGAGAATATATCGAAAGGATTTATTGAGTTTGACATCTGCGAAAGAGGAAAGAAAAGGCACATCAAATCGGTGCATATTTCAGAGCGAGTTATTCAAAAGAGTGTTTGTGATTATGGTCTTGTCCCGGTTATTGAAAAATCATTGATTTATGATAACGGAGCAAGTCAAAGAGGCAAGGGAACGGAATTTGCTTCGCAAAGACTTATTGAACATTTAAGAAGATATTATAGAAAGCACGGAAATCGGGGTTATATCCTACTTGGAGACCAACATGATTTCTTTGCAAGTATTCGGCATGATGTAGTCGAAAGAAATCTCCGAAAATGGCTTACAGATGAGAGTTTAATCGATATAACGATGAAATTTGTCAGAGCTTGTAAGAAAGGTCTCGGTCTTGGCTCTCAAGTATGTCAAATATGTGCAATATCTTATCAGAACAACATCGACCATTACATCAAAGAGCAATTGAGATGTAAATATTATGGTCGATATATGGATGATTGGTACATCATCGGAGACAAAGAAGAACTGAAAAGATATCTCGATATCATTCGGAATATGTACTCTGATATCGGTATCGAAATGAATGAAAAGAAAACGCAAATCGTGAAGATATCGCATCCTTTTGTATGGTTGCAAGACAGATATTTTGTCACAGATTCAGGAAAGATAATCAGAAAAGCATCGAGGAAGAGCATCACGAGAAATCGAAGAAAACTGAAAAGGCTCTCGGCAATGCTTGAAGATGGAAAAATCAAATATGATGTGATTCGGAGCTTTTATGCATCTCAAATGGGATTTTTAAAGCATAAGAATGCATATGTAACGATTAAAAACCTTAATAAATTACATAATGAACTAATTATAGGGAGGTGGCATGATGTTTTTAATGCTCAATAAGGACAATGTAATCATTGACATTGTCGAGACAGTTAAGCCTGTAAAGAAAAACAGCAAGGGAATGGTTATTCTCTGTGGTACATGGGATGCGCAAGGCTATATCGGAAGAGATAACGATACAGTTTACAACAAATTAGGAGCAGATTTTCCCTCATATACTGACATAGCTCAAATAGTACAGTATGACGGAGAAGCTCTGCCGATAGTGAATAAGTATATTGACGGAGAAATCGTTGAAAATGATGATGATTTACAGTTTTCAAATAAAGCTTTAACAGTAGCATCAGAGAAAAACTCGGCTGATCTGGAATATGTCGCAATGATGACAGGCGTTGATATTTAGGAGGTGTGCTATGCATTCAAAAAATTTTGAAAAGGTAAAAAGATTCTATGATAAGGGATTATGGAGCAAAGAAAGAGTACATGATGCCGTAACAAATCCAGAAGGGAACGCATGGATTACTCCTGAAGAATATGAAGAGATTACAGGGGAAAAATACGAATGAAGCAAGGAATGGTATTAGAATCTTCCGACATCAAGGAGATTATTGCCAAATATTTCAATGTTCCGACAGAGAATGTGATTCAGACTAAATACAGTTATATCGTTATAGGTGCAAAAGATGATAAGGATATTCGGACAGAGTGATACAACCTTTACAACAAACGGAGATGCCATCATTCTGCCAAGCAAGGCAAAGGTTAAAAAGTCAGATAACGGAGACTATTATCTCACATTAGAGACAAATCTTGATTATATTGATTTAATAACCGAGGGCAGAGTTGTTGTTGCAAATACTCCACAAGGAGACCAAGCATTCAGAATTTCAAATGTGAAAAGGACAAAAAGCAAGATAACATCAAAGTGTTATCACGTTTTTTACGATTCAAAGAATTATGTCATCAATTATTCTGATGTGGTTTCCTTAAATTGCAAGAATGCACTCGCACAAATAAACGGTGCAACAGAGCCACAGAGTCCTTTTGTAACAGATTCCGATATATCATCGGTCAATTCCTATACTTGCGACAAACAATCGCTCTATGGTGCGTTTATGTCGTTGTTAGGCTTATATGGTGGGCATCTTGTTCGTGATAATTTCAATGTAAAAATCATGGAAAGCATCGGAACGGACAACGGAATCATCATTCAGTATAAGAAAAATCTGAAAGATATTACTTGCACGGAAGATTGGTCGAAAGTAGTTACAAAATTGTTGCCTGTTGGAAAAGATGGCGTTCTTCTGAACGCATTAGACCCATCTGCATCGATTTATGTTGAAAGTGTTACACAGTATGATGTGATTTACTGTAAAACCGTTCAATTTTCGCAAGACATCAACCGGGATGATTACCCTGACGATACATCATATCTCACGGCATTAGTCACAGACTTAAATGCAAAAGCAACAGCATATGTGAATCAGAATTGCACTCCGTCTATCAACTACACATTAAAGGCTAACCTTGAGAAATTGACAGATATCGGAGACATTGTCGAGGTTAAAGATGAGCGATTTAATATTGACATGATGGCAAAAGTCATTTCATTTGAATACGATTGCATTGCAGAGAGATACACAGAGGTTGTGTTTGGAAACTTTGCGAAAACGATGGAGGGATTCGACAATTCAATCACGGCAAAAACCGAATCAGTTGTTAATTCACAGATAAATAAGGATTTTGCAGATTCGATAATAAGCCAGGGCATAACAGACGGATGGAATTACAGAAGATATGCTTCTGGTGTTATTGAATGTTGGAAACAAGTCACGCCAACTGTTACATGGTCGGCTTTTGGCTCTTACTATAAAGGCTCATTCGATACAGATTTGCCTTACACAATGGAGCAGGTATTTGCATCGATTGATGAAGCTCCTGATGTTGCATGGATAGGTGTCTGCAATAACGAAAAAATAAATATCGTGAGAGTGGGTAACACAGGAACGATTAAAGTTAACATTCGAGCTTATGGCAGGGCAACCTAAATTATCAAAAAAGACAGTACAGTTTCTGATAGGTGTACTGATCGGGATAATATTATCAAAATTATTTTTAGGAGGGTAAAAAGATGAGATTAAGTGAAAAAACCTATGATGTATTAAAGTGGATTGCACAGATTTTTCTACCTGCATTCACAACATTTCTTGGCGTGGTTTTAAAATGCTTCAATTGTCCCTATACGGATATAATCATCACAATTCTTGTTGCGTTTGATACATTCCTCGGAACAATTCTTGGAATCTCAAGCAAAAACTACTATAACACCAAAGGAGAGGAATAATATGAGCAATTCATCGCTTATCACTTGCACGGCTCTTTCTCCGAACTACACAAAGGGCAGAGCAGGGAAGAAAATTGATACAATCACTCTTCATGTGTATGTCGGACAGATAAACCTTGCACAAGCAAAAGCCTCATTTATGAATAAAAGCAGAGAAGCTTCATCGAATTATGTTATTACGAAAGATGGTGAAATAGTTCTTAAAGTAGAAGAGAAGAATCGAGCATGGACTACAGGTGGAAAAGGCAAAAAGGGTGTTTATTATCCTGCTCTTAAGACAACTCTTAATGAGACAGGCTCTTCAAATGATTATCATGCCGTTACAGTAGAGATTGCATCAGATACAAAGCCACCTTATGCCATAACTACTAAAGCTCTTGAATCTGCCATCAGATTATGTGCAGACATCTCGAAACGTAACAACATGGGTGAATTAAAATTCTTAAATGAGCCTAAATATATCGGATTACCCAATAAGCAGAACATGACGATGCATCGGTGGTTTGATGTTAATCAAAGGGGATATCTCCGAGCTTGTCCTGGAGATTACCTTGCGAACAAACTCGCATATATCTGCCAAGAAGCAAACAAAATCAATTCAGGTGTAACGCCTACACCAAAGCCTGATGATAAGATGATACTCGGAAAGTATTTCTATAAATCATCTGTTGACGGTGCTAAAGTGGATGCAGGATATGTATTCAATCCAAATTATTACGCCGACAAGTATGCAGACCTCAAGAGCGCATTCGGTTACGATGATAAGAAGCTTTTTGACCATTTCTTACAATACGGAAGAAAAGAGGGCAGACAGGCTTCTGTCAATTTCAACCTTGATGCTTACAAGAAGAACAATCCTGATTTAGTCAAAGCATACAATAACGACAACATACTCTTATATGAACATTATTGTCGCTTCGGTTATAATGAGGGAAGAAAAGCAACATAGCTTTCTTTATAAATCCTTTCTTAAAAACGCCCACGGAGAAATCCGTGGGTTTTTTTGTTCCCTTGCTATACAACCACAGTGATACAAAACGCACAAAAAGAGGATGAACATATCGTCAAATTGCCAGATTGAATTATACAACCACAGTGATATAATATAATCAGAAACAA